GGCGTTTTGCCATACCCTTTACCAAAAACCGAAAGGTGTGGCAAAAGGGTAGACGTGGGTGGCACTGTAAGGTATGGATACCCCTATTGGAGGTGATTTTGTCCTTTAAGAGCGGTATTCGTGACGTATCCAACGCTGTCTTGACAGACCCAGTGTTCAGCGGTCGGCTGTCGTATCAGCTGACTGGTGCTGGGCAAGCTCGTCTGTACTGGCGTGGCCGGGAGATGACTGAGATTGACCTGGCCAGGATGGTTCTGTATCTGTACGACAAGCACAGTGTGAATGCGCACCCTGACATCGTGAGACTGGGGCTGTTGACTGGTGCGGAGAAGAGGAGCTCCAAGCACAAGCGCAAGCGGGATGCTCACCTGGTTCCGGACGCTGGCCTGGTGGCTGCGGTCGAGGACTACACCGACCTTCGCGCGCGAGCGGGTATGACGGTGGGTGACGTGCTGCTTGCGGTGGGAGACTACCCAGTGGTCCAGGCTGTGAGCTCATTGAAGCAAAGAGAGATGATGGTCGCCGCTGCTCTGCGCGAGCTCGGTTGGTACCCCAAGCGAAACATGCGCGACGGGGTTCGGGCGACCCGGTGGTACCGCAACAAGGCGGAAGGGATACAAGCCGTGGCCGAGAATCCATTCGGCCTGGAGGAGTGAGACAATGAGAACGACTGACTACGACCTGGTGGAATGCGCGATGGCTGGCAGCATGCTGGCCTGGCTGGTGGCATGTGTGGCAGTGGGTACCGGTGCCTTGCTTGACACCGTTATCCGCCTTGGTTACTACTAATAGGTCAGGCATTCTGACAAGACACACAACAACGAGAGACCCATGACCCGCAACGAACTGTTCGAGCTCATCGAAGCCGTTGACCACTCTATCGTGTCAGCCGTGCAAGACGACCCGCCTGCCGATTGGAGGGAGAGTCTTGAAGACGCCCGCGACGCGCTTGAGGCAATCAAGCAATCCGAGTGCCAAGGCATCGCTTTGATGGAAGGAGGCCAGTCATGACCCGCGACGAACTGTACGAACTCCTTGTGGAAATCTACGAGCATCTGGATGAGGCTACGGTAGAACTCGGACATGTGTTCGACTTGCTGGGCACATCGAAGTGTTCCATACCAATGCTTCTGGCCAAGTGCCCCGGAGCATCTGAAGACAAGACGCTGTGGGAACACCTGCGCGAGTCTGTCTGCCAGGCGCGTGAAAAGCTGGAGCCTGTCTACGAGGCGGCCAATACCACCGCGTGGCCCGGCCTCCCTGACATTGAAGGAAAAGGCATCATCAAGTGCAGCAACCCAATGTGCGAGTCCCACTTCGCTGGAGACCCGACGTTCATCATCTCGGTGTATGTCGACGCTGACCGTGGCCTGACGGGCGGTCTGGAGAAGATCGACTCAAGCGAGTTCGTATGCAACGACTGCGGAAGCGATGCCGAGGGTGAAGACGAGGGCTTCCTTGAGGACAAGGTAGCTCAACACCGAGAGCGCGTGCGCCGCCGCATGAGCTCACCGGCTGCCTTCTCGAACAGCGAGATGGTCGAAGGGGGTGAGGCGTGACCCGACCCACAGACATCGTCATCCCGGTTGCTGTCTACAACGACATGCAGAAGATCATCGAGCACCACCTTTCACTACAACACAACAACGAGACCACCATGAAAGACCGAGCAATTCAATCACCCCCCGACGACTCCAGAGGACACCTTGAGAACCTGGTGAAGGACAAGGCCACGGTCACTGTGGAACTGCCTGTTCAGCTGGCTGTGAACCTCATCGCAGACGAGTTGTACGGCGACGACCACCAGGCGGCAGCCCAGGACATCGTCGGGCTGGTCGACAGCGCCATGGAGAGCCAGCACGGTGTCGATGACGACGACGTCAGAGACTACTGGAACGCCAGCAGCGGAGGTCAGTCATGATCGACCTGCAAGCAAAGCCCACCGTTCGAATCATAGAATCCGAGATCATTCACGGACACCTCATATATATGGCAGAAGTGAGGCTCGTGCTTCGCGAGGGACAAGACGAGGTCTACTTCAACAGCGGCGGCGGTTCAGAGGCGATTGCGCTGAGAAACCTGGCAAGCACACTGTTCACGGTGGCTGACCTGGTTCTCCATCTCGCGCGGCATGACGTCCCAAGTGAAGCGAAGGCAGACCGTGAGCGTGGCGCGGCCATCCAGGAGTTGTCACTCTCAATACTCGAAGGGTGTCGCGCATCAGACACCCCGGGTGGTGAGGAATGATCTTCCAAGGCGTCCGAGAAGGAACGAACCAGGCAGCCATACTTTGCTGGGCCTATACTCGACTTTACCCGGGGTCCTTGTTCACAACCGACGACGTAGTTGAACTACTAGGCCTCCGCACCAAGGAAAAGGAGACCAGCAGATCCGGCAAAGTCTTGCAGTCAGAGCCCAACAACCGAGCCAGAACATCTCTAGACGCGCTACGAAAGAAGGGCCTGCTCGTTTATGTCAACGGCAAGCGTGGCGCCAATGGCTTCACGACCTGGAGACTGGCCGACGGCGTCACGCCACTCATGCGAAGCCCGGACCAAGAGAAAGAAACCCGTTGGATGCGGAAGAGACTGGTCAACGCACTGAACGAAATCGACAGACTCAAGGCGGAAAACGCCAAGCTCGTCGGCGCAACCGAGAACCTGAACAAGGCCTTCGAAGAAGCCGAGGACGCCGGCATCGTGCTCAACGCCAAGCGCGTGCTTGAGCTCTTCGCGAGCTACGCTGTAGGAAAGATGAGGGACGAGCGATGAACGACACCCGCGCCGTGCTTGCTGGTGGATGGTACCTGCCGCCTGGCTCTCCATACCTGGGCGAGATCAAGGACACCTACAAGCTAGAAAGCCCCGAGTGGCAACAGGCCATGAGGCTGCGAAGCCAAGGCAAGAGGCTGCCTCTGCCGGAGCGCTGGGTATACGGGCCACAGCTGTTCCCTGTCTGGCATCCTTGGTACGGCGGCATCATGGTGCCGAGAGCCGTGAGCCTGGACGACTTGGACCTGGACATCACAAGGCGAACAGTGTGCGGTGACGCTGACCGCCTCGACATAGCCGACCACATCACCCTTAGGGACTACCAAAACCAGGCCGTGCAGGAGCTCCTGAACACAGGCAGTGGCCTGGTAGTGGCACCATGCGGTGCAGGCAAGACCACCATCGGCATCGGCGCAATCTCAGCACTGCCAACCAGAGCTCTGGTGCTGGTCCATACACTCGACCTTGCGATGCAGTGGGTCACCAGGTGCAAGGAACAACTGAACATCGACGCGACGGTCATCGGTGGTGGAGACAACGACGACACCGGGCGCGTGGTCGTGGCTACCATCCAGAGCCTGATTCGCTGGCGTTGGGATGAACTGTACCAGTGGGCTGTCGACAACGAGTTCGGGCTGTGCATCCTCGATGAAGCTCACCATGTACCGGCGCACACCTTCTCCCGTGTGCTCATGGCTATCCCCTCGACCTACAGACTGGGGCTGACTGCAACGCCAGAGAGAAACGACGGGCTCACCAAACTCCTGTACTGGCACTTCGGTGACGTGCTCAAGGAAATCAGCACTAAGAACATGGTGGATGCAGGACGCGTCATGGCGCCCAGGGTGGAACAACTGTTCACCGGATGGGAACCGCCAGCCACTAGAGTCGACTGGCCCATACTGATCAACAAGATGTGCGGCGACACAGATCGAAACGAGAAGATCATCGGTCGAATCTGTGAGCTCTTGAACGCAGGCCGCCAAGTGCTGGTGCTCTCCGATAGGGTAGCGCACTGTGTAGACCTGGCAGAGGAGTTGGCTGACGCAGGCTTCAGTGCCGCTGCGCTGGTCGGCACGATGTCAAAGAAGAAGCGGGCAGCTGTACTTGAGGCCGCCGACTCCGGAGAACTGCGGGCCATCTTTGCCACTACGGTTGCCGACGAAGGACTCGACCTGCCTAGCCTGGATACTGTTGTGCTCACCTCTCCAACCAAGGCGATGGGCAGAGTGCAGCAACGCATCGGGCGCATCATGCGCGTGGCCGAGAACAAGCAGACTCCACTGGTGGTCGACTGTGTCGACAGATCTGGCGCACTCTTTGCGCTTTCTAAGAAACGAATGAAGCTCTACAGAGAGCTCGGATGCGAGGTTTGAATCATGGCGATTGATGTTCTACACGACAAGCGAAAGGGAATCGCAGTGTTCTACTGCAACACCACCGGCGTAGCCTTTGGCCCAGGCATTCGCGATGCACGGCACGAGATTCAGGACGATGACGCCTACGAGGAAATCTGGCGAGACTACTGTGGCCTGGCTGATCTGCCGGAAGACCCATGGGAAATGGCGGAAGACTTCCTGCACTACTGCCTCAGGCACCATGGGGATCCGCGAGACCCCAGCGTGTGTGCGCTGCTCCCGTCGATCAAGTACCAGTGGCAAGAGAACCTGGTTGCAAGGGTTCGGAAAGCGAAACAAGAGGAGAGGAAGCAGGAAGCGAACGAAGCCCTTGAATACCAACGCGCCCTCGTAGACCAAGCAGGCCCGGTGGGGGACGCATGAAAGAAGTTTTAATCTTGTTGGTCCTCTGGTTTGCCGTGACCTGGCTGCTTGAGCAGGCGATGTGAGGTGGCGAGTATCCAGCCGCGCCGACAAGGAAGCGTTGCCGTTAGCCGATAGGCACTACAACCGACAGAAGGTTGGAAGCCCGCAGTTCGTCCCGCCTGGTCGGTGCGTCGTGCTCTTGGCAGGAGCTCCCGCCAAGGCGCTGTGGGTCACGTCCTGGCCCTTTCCGGAGTACACCAAGCACGCATGGGCTGGCGCCTGGGTGAACTCATTGTTCCGGAACGAGGGCGCCGGCCTCTCCAGTGAGCTCATACTCGAGGCCATCGCCGCTACCCGTGCTGTGTGGGGAGACCCGCCAGAGCTCGGCATGATCACCTTCGTAGACCCACGCAAGGTCCGCAAGAAGCGGGACTTCGGCCGGTGCTATAGGCGGGCAGGATTCAAGGAAGTGGGCAAGACCAAAGACCTGGGCCTCATTGCGCTCCAGCTGTTGCCCGCAGACATGCCGCCAGCAGAACTGGCAATCAACTCAACCCTCCAACTGTTCTCCGGAGACATACAACATGCCTGAAACGTGGGCTGCAGTAATCCATGGAGACTGCCAGAACCTTACAGAATCATCTACCAACGCGGCCAGGTGCTGCGTGACGAGCCCGCCCTACTGGAACCAACGGAACTATGGAACCGATGGCGAGCTCGGCGCTGACCAGACCAGGAATGAATACGTCTACCAACTGGCCAACAGGCTGGACATAGTCGGGAACATCCTCACAGACGACGGAACGCTGTGGCTGAACATCGGAGACGGATACCACAACAAGGAGTTGGTTGGCATGCCGTGGCGCGTGGCTCTTGAACTCAAGCGCCGTGGCTGGATATTGCGCTCCGACATCATCTGGCACAAGACCAATCCCATCCCTGCAGGAGGTGGCGTCACCAATCGTTTCACGCCATCGCACGAATACATCTTTCTCTTTGCCAAGCAGCACGACTACTACTTCGATATGCAGGCTGTGCTTGAACCACTCAAGCATCCGAACGCCACCATCACAGCTGGCTTTGGCGGGCACAAGCAGAGCGGCAACGACACCTACAGCGGGCGCGTGTACAACGCTGACGAGCTCGACGGCCGCCGACCGAGAGATGTCTGGTCCATGCCTGTGGCCAGGTACGCAGGAAGCCATCAAGCGGTCATGCCGGAGCTGCTGGCAGAGCGCTGCATCAAGGCCGGGAGTGCAGTCGGAGACCTGGTGCTCGATCCATTCGCCGGCGCTGGCACCACCGGCCTGGTGGCGAACAGGCTGGGCAGAAACTTCCTGGGCTATGAGCTCAACGAAGAGTACGCAGAAGAAGCTCGCAGACGAATCAGGGGCGACGCGCCTTTGTTCCGACAAGTTAGGGAAGGACGATGACACGCACAGAACTCAATGACATCCTCGCAGGACGACGCTTGGTTGTCTCTGTCAGCGGTGGCAAGGACTCCACGGCCTGCTGCCTGTACCTCATGGAGTTGGGCTTCGAGCCTGACGAGTACGACCGCATCTTCTTCGATACTGGATGGGAACACGACCTGCTCTATGAGTATGTAGAGAACGATCTCCCAGCTGTCGTGGGGCCCGTGACCAGGCTTCAAGCCAAGATCGACCTCAAGGAAGAGTTGGTTCCAATCGCAGAGCATTTCGAGAAGATGCTTGGAGTGGAGTATTCCTCGATGGTGCGGCTCTGTCTGAAGAAGGGAATGTTTCCCTCTCGCGTCAGGCGGTGGTGTACTCAAGGCCTCAAGGTCTTCCCGGCAAGGGATTACCTCCTTGAGCGCGAGGGCCAAGTGGTCAATGTCGTGGGCATCCGGGCCCAGGAGAGTGCCGCCCGGTCTCTCATGCTGGAATGGGAACACAGCGGAACCTTCAAGTGTGATGTCTGGCGCCCACTGATCGACTGGTCGGAAGAGGATGTCATCGCTATCCACCAGCGCCACGGGGTGCGCCCCTGCCGACTCTACCTTGAGCAAGGATCGACCAGGGTAGGCTGTTACCCATGCATCTTTGCTAGAAAGGCGGAGCTGCGGGCCATGAGCGACTTCACGCCAGAACGCCTAAGCATTCTTGGCGAGCTCGAAGAGGTCGTTATGGATATGGCCGCGGCTCGATATGCCGACAAGGGTGAGACCTTCGAGTCTCTCGGATATCATCCCCCTACCTGGTTCCAGAATCCGATCTCCAGAACTGACGCGAAGACGGGAAAGCGTGCGGGTGATGGCTGGCCTATCGACAAGGTGATCAAGTGGGCTCGCACCACTCGAGGCGGGAGCATGAACCAGGTAGAACTCTTCACTGACCCGACAGGCCATCAGGGCTGTGTGCGCTGGGGGATGTGCGACACTGGTTCAGAGAAGTAGGGGCGATGAAGAAACTCATCCGGGTATTCCCAAGGCGCAACTCCCACACCCCGAAGGATGCGTTGGCATTCGTCGGCGACCCGCCCATGTTCAGACCTGACCCATCGGTCGTGAGTGAGGTGCATGTCTCCGTGGCATTCACCTGGGACATCGAGAAAGGCAAGAGGCTCCAGAGAGCATGGGCAGCCCACTACCCCGTCGTCAAGATTGGCGGCCCCGCCTTTGATGAGGAGCAAGGGAAGTTTGTTCCGGGCAAGTACATCAAGGAAGGCGTGACATTCACAACACGGGGCTGCAACAGAAAGTGTCCATGGTGTCGGGTCCCAGCTCGGGAAGGACGCATCGTTGAGATACCAGACTATCCGCCTGGTTGGATAATCCAGGACAACAACTTCCTGCAGGCCTCAAGAGCTCACCAGGCCGGAGTGTTCGAGATGTTGCGGAACCAGTCAGAACGCATTGAGTTCGCCGGCGGCATCGACTGTCGCCTGGTCAATCCCTGGTTTGCAGAACAGGTACAGACCATCAGGCTCGGACAGATCTTCCTCGCGGCCGACACCAAGCTGGCCATCCACCACCTGGAGAAGGCGAGAGAGATCCTCAGTGACGTCTCCATGAAGAGGCTCCGGGTCTACACCCTCATTGGCTTCGGCAACGACACCATAGAGAAGGCGACCAGCCGCCTCGAGCGGGTGTGGGAACTCGACTGTATTCCTCATGCCCAGCTGTACCAACCAGAGGACAGGTGGATCGATTACCCCACAGAGTGGAGGCTCCTGTCTCGTCTCTGGTCAAGGCCTGCCGCCATGTACGGGGCCCACAAAGCGAAGGAGCAAGCTCTCAAATTTGTGGCGCCATTGTTCCGCGGACATCAAAAAACTCTCAACGAGTGACGTTGCCTTGACAGGCAGCAGGCAGTTGCCTACATTGGCTACAGCACACAACACGAGGAACAGACATGAAGCGAAGCGCAGCCCCCCGACCACTGCTCGTTGAATACGACGAGAACTACGAGCGTGACGTATGCGACCAGGTACTTGATGAGCTCTGGGCCGTACTTGACAATAGCTCCTTAGACTTTGAGGATCAGGGCATCGGGCATTACGAATACTGTGGCGCCACAGGCGTTCACACGAACATCGTTCCGATGATTGACCTGGCCTTCGATCAAATCGTCATGGAACTTCCAGACAGTGATGAGGAGTTCAACCTCGGAGAGACGCTCTCGATCTGCAAGAGCGTGCGCAACGACAACGGAGACGATGCCGGCGAGGTGACACTCATGGCCACACGCTCCGAAGACAGCACAAACAAACGACCTATTTACAATTTATTCCAAGGATAGATCATGGGACATAGCAGGAAATATGTAGACCAAAAAGAACGCGTGGACACTAAGCCCGCGCTCGATGCTCTTGTCGAATCGCTAGGTGGCGGCATTCGCCCAGTGGCCAGAGTCCTCGGCACGAGTCACACAGCGCTATGGCACATGATGAAGGGCAACAGGCCCCCGCCCATGATGGACACGATGGTCGCTTACGCAAGGCGCGCAAAGGCAGAAACCGGAATCCAGATGAGCTTTACCATTAGTCATACTGGAGAGCTCACCTACTCCGTGGAAATGGCTGGCTGACTTTCGCGTCAGTCTTCGAATCCTCCGCGGAGACACCATGTGGATTCAATCTGCAAAAGAGGTGCCGCTTGGCACCATAGCTACAGCTGTCGGTTTAGCACCGAAGCGCGGTAGGTCATTCGGACCATGCCCCCACTGTGGCGCAGAGACACGCGGCAGCAACGACAAGCGCGGTCCCGTCGGTGTGACGAGGGATGACCGCGCCTGGAAGTGCCACGCTTGCGGTTCAGGTGGTGATGCTATTGATCTGGTGGCCATCAAGATGGAGGGCGACAGGCTGAGGAATCTCACCGCAGAAAAGAAGCGATCTGTGAAAGAGTGGTTCCTCCAGAGTGGATGGATTGAAGAACAAACCAACGGCACACCGGTGACGCAGCCACAACGACGAGAACCCAGAAAGAGGCAACGGCCAAGTCAAGAAGAGGTCATCGCCTTGTGGTCTGCCAGCCGAAAGATCGAGACGCTCACTGGCTCAAACACAGACACCGCAGTGCTGCGGTTCCTTGAACGACGACAGTTCGACATCCCCTCACTCATCAAGTCAGGCGTGGCCCGCGTACTACCGGACCCAAACCAATACACCTGGCCAGACTGGTGGCCAAGACGATGGAGTTCTCAGTGGAAGCTCATCGTGCCGGCCTTTGAAATCGACGGCACCTTTGCCAGCATTCACGCCAGATCAGTTTTTGATCGGAAAGATGCCCCGAAGACCAGGTGGCCGTTAGGTGTCGAGGCTGGCGGTCTTTTTATGGCCAACCGCGAAGGGATGATGCTGATGAAAGGCAGCGCTACAAAGGATCTACAAGGCCTTCTCATCTGCGAAGGCATCACTGATCTCATCATGGCCTGTTCCGAAGCCGCAAAGGCCAACACCAAACTCGCTATTATCTCCGGTGCCTCCGGATCTTTCTCCTCACTTTCCCGTTTGAACGTGCCAGACAACGCAACCATCTACATCGGGTGCGACCCTGACGAACAGGGCGACGAATACGCCAGCACGATTGCCAAGACCTTGGCGCCACGCAAAGTCTACAGGCTTCCACTGGAGCGAACCATTGCCTGATCTGTCCGAAACCCTGACCGAAGCAAACGCCCCCACTCTAGTTGAGCTCATGGAGGCAGCGATAGACACTGGACCCGTAGGTCCGGATGGTAAACCCACGGGCAGCGCTGGGCAGGAAGAGCAGGCCAGCAGCAGCGTCCTGTCTATGCTTCAGATGATGACTACCAAGGACGGCACCAAGGCCGTTCGCCCCACCAAGAGAAACGCGTACCTCATCATTTCCCACGACCGACGCTGGAAAAAGAAGGTCTGGAAGGATGACTTCAGAAACGTCCTGATGCTCGCCGACCAGGAATACAGAGATACAGACGACACCCGCATCGCCATCTGGCTTGAGAAGGTGTACGACATGAGACTCAGCACCGGCCTGGTTACCGAGGTGGCATCGCTGATTGGTGAAGAACGCAAGCGAAACCCACTCATAGAGTGGTTGGACTCTTGCACCTGGGATGGAACGCCGCGCATCTCTGAGTGGTTGATCCGGGGGGTCGGTGCGGCCGACAATGAACTGCATCGAGATGTAGCTCGCCGATGGCTCATTCAGGCCGTAGCCCGAGCCGTGCAGCCTGGCTGCAAGGCAGACACCGTGCTCATCTTGATCGGCAAGCAGGGCGCCAGAAAGAGCACAGCCTTCCGCACCCTGGCCGGCGAGCAGTACTTCTGCGATACGCCGATGGATATCGGCTCGCCAAACGCCTACGCACAGATTCAGCGCACCTGGATCTACGAGGTGGCCGAGCTCGACTCCATCCGGAAGAGCGCGAACTCAGCCACCAAGGCATTCCTGTCCGCCCAAGAAGACACCTACCGCCCAGCATACGGCCGCCACGCGGTCACTAAGAAGCGGCATTGCGTGTTCTGCGGCACCACCAACGAGAAGTCCTTCATCTCTGACATGACTGGCTCACGCCGCTTCTGGCCGGTCGAGGTGGGCACCGTCAATCTGGACTGGCTCAACGCCAACAGGGAACAGCTGTGGGCTGAGGCCGTCGTAGCCTATCGGAACAATGAGTCTTGGTGGCTGCAGGATGACCGGGAAGATGACCTTCAGCAGGTTTCGGACGAGTACCGACAGCAGGATCCGTGGGAGGAGATACTGGTCGTCTGGATGGACACAAGGTACCAGAGCCAGGTCACCACCCAGGAGATTATGCAAGAGGGCCTCAAGCTGGAACCGTACCAGATGAGCAAGCCTTCCGAAATGCGTGTCGGAACAATCATGCGCTCTCTCGGTTACGAGAGAGTGAGAAAGATGCACAAGGGCACTCGTACTTATCTCTGGTCTAAGATGGGAGATGTCATCGAGATCGATCGGCCCAGAGAAGTTGAAGACGACGCCTCGTACTTTTAGGAATTCACATGGCCTCCTATAGAAAAATGAACCTGGCGCCAAGCGGCACAGAAGGCGATGGCGACCCAATCAAAATCACGGACACGAGCGGGAACGGGTCCTTCATTCACGACACGCCCTTGTCTACAAACGTCAAAGACGAGGTCTGGCTGTGGATGACCAATACATCGGCCGCACCAGTAGAGGTCACGATGCACATCGGCTACCTGACAACAGCCACTGCAGCCGTGGACCAGAGAACTATCTTCACCGTCCCGCCAAAGGCTGGTTGGATGCTTGTACTACCTGGTCAACCACTGCGTGGGAACGGCACCTTAGGTCGCCGCATTGCGGCCTATGCTGGCAGCGCCAACGTAGTCAATGTCATGGGGTATGTGAACAGGACAGCCATCACAACCATATCGGCCGCAGCCACACCATCGTAGAACTATGAACAACCAAGTAGATTACTTTCTCGCCAAGATCGATAAGATCGACCTGCAGTCAGGACTCGGGTTCCCGGTCTCCGTGAAGAGGCTGTTCAGTCTCTACGACTCAACGTCCACCGAAATCGAAACCATGATTGATGACGGCAGCATGCTCAGGCTGTTGATGATTGGAATCAACGCCATGTTTACAGAGCCCCCCTGGGTTGTTGAGGAGCTCCAGCTGGAATCGATCAGCGATGTCAACTCCTATGTTGGAGACGCCCTGTTCGAGCTGGAGCAGGACGGAGAACTACCAGACGACATTGAGATTGCCGGGATAGAGAAGTGGATAGGGATGCGTCCATACGAGTTGTGGAAGCACGCGGACGCTTCCCGTCGTATGCTGAGTAGTGAAGAGGAGACGTTCTGGAACCTTCTGTCCGAGGAATGCTTCGTGCTCTCCTTCATGGAGTCAGCGAGAGCCTGGCATATGGCGTTCGTGAGCGAGTTCCTCCAGAGCCTGGTGCCGATCGAAAGCTTCCCAATGCCTCGGTAGATAGCCAAGTGATACTACCCGAGGGCTGGAATCTTGAAAGCAGTGAAAACGGCTGGATGGTAGTAGACGATGACGATGACCTGGTCGCCTACGGACCACGGTACGAAGCCGTGCGCACAGAGCTCAAGAAAACTCTTCGGCTTCGCAAGGAGTGGATCGCGTTCCAGTTGATGACAGCTGCGCTGCGCACCGAAATCGAATCCTAGGATTTCTTCTTAGCCGCCGGCTTCTTTGCGGCGGCCTTCTTTGCGGGTGCCTTCTTCCGTGCGGCAGGCTTCCTCTTGGCGCGGCTGAGCTTCACCGAGTCGTCCTTGGTGCCGAACTTGCCGTCTGGGCCCGCATCAACTGTGGCCTTGATGGCGCCGACGTTGACGGTGATCTTGCCTTCTCCGACCATCGATTCAAGCATGTCGATGTGAGCCAGCAGTTCCGGCAAGTCCTTGCTGAGATTCCGCCGTTTCCAGTTTCTTCGGATATCTCTAAGTTTGTCTCGATCAATAAGAGGCATGGGAACTCCTGTTTGTTAGGATGGGGTTGTGGCAACTTCAGGCGTGATTGTACCGTTTCCGGGGCACGAGCTTAACTGGGAAGATATCCCCAACGGAACAGTCGTTCGGCATGGAGACGTCTTCGCCCTTGATGGTGAATCCGGCGTAGTCATTCCAGGCTTCTGCGCTCGGTGCGGTCCAGGGTCAGTGCTGCTGCTGATCGATTCAAACAAGGTGTGCACCTGGTGCCGCTACTCAAAGCCGCAACTTGAACGAGAGGCCAGGCCACTCGGCGGGTGAAACAACACCGCTGGTTGCGCGTGAAATGGCGACGGCCAATGATAGTGATGGAATCTTTCTTCCTCGTTCCAGGTCGCGCAGGTAGTGAACGCTAAGGCTTTGATCCATTGGCGCCAGCTGTTCGTTCAACCACTCTGTAAAGGAAGCTCGGCTACTGCGGCCAGGTAACGCCATACGGTACTGCTCGACTGTGGCCATCGGGTGCTTCTCCGCTGGCAAGAATAGCCAAACTACCATAATATGTCCACCCCGATGTGTGCCTCCTTGACACACCCATCAGCCGTGACTACGCTTCCTTTATGAACATGACAACCAACGAACGGCAGCAGTGGCTCCGTGAACGAAAGGGTGGACTAGGCGGTACCGATATCGCCTCCATCGTGTGCGCATCAGCCAGCAGTGAAATGAAGAACGGTTCCTTCGGGAAGAGCCCGTTTGCGCTCTGGTCGAACAAGATGCGCCTCGAAATCGAAGAGCAATCAGACAATCCAGTCATGAAGCGTGGCCGGATCATGGAGAAGTATGTGTCTGAGCTCTACGCCGAGAGCAATCCAAACGTAGAGGTGAAGGAGTGTGGCCTGGTCTGGCACCCCGAAAGGCCGCATATCTTTGGCACTCCGGATCGCATTGTCACAGACTCACGCAATCAAACGTGGGGGCTGGAGATCAAGACCCGCAGATCCTCGCGCGGATGGGGAGAAGGCGGGACAGGCCTGGTTCCACTCGATGTCGAGGTGCAGTGCAGAGTCTACATGGAGGTGTCCGATCTGGATCGATGGGATGTCGCCGTTCTGATTGGACTGGACGATTACAGAGAATATCGAATCGATCGCGACAAGGAACTTGGCACACAGATCCTCGATACCGCCCTCGCCTGGTGGGGCAAGCACGTCGATGGGAACGTCCCGCCACCTCCGGATGGCAGCGATTTAGCCAAGGCGGCACTCGCCTTGATGCACCCGCGCCCAAAAGCGGAGTCACTTCGCCCAGCGACTGGGAATGAAATCGGAATGCACGAGCGTCTACTCGAGGTTCGTCGGCTCCACAAGGAGCTCTCGTCTGAGAAGAGCACAATCGAAAACAGACTGAGGGCCGCTATCGGCGACGGCGCCGGCATAGATAAGATCGCCACCTGGAAGAAGAACAAAGACTCTCAGCGATTCGACCAGAAGAAGTTTCAAAAGGACCACCCGGAACTATACGAGTCCTACCTTTCAGTACGCGTTGGCGCCCGGGTGCTGCGCATCATTGGAGATAAATCGTGAGCAACACAGCACTTACACAGTCAGGCAGACTGAACGATCTCAAGCGATACCTTGAGCGAAAATCCCCCACCCTCAAGCGAATCGCCCCCAAGGGCACAGATATTGAGCGCATCGTCAACCTGGCCTGCTTTGAGGCCTACAAGAACGAACGCCTTCTGGACTGCAGCCCAGAGTCTGTCTACACCTCTCTAGCCAAGGCCTGCGAGCTCAACCTTGTCGCCGGCGGTGTGCTACACCGAGCCCACCTGGTTCCGCTCTACAACAGCAAGCGGAAAACCATGGAAGCCGAGCTCTGGATTGACTACACCGGCCTGATGGAGTTGGTGCGCCGCTCAGGCGATGTCGCCAACTTTGTGGCCCGGGTGGTCCACGAGAACGAGGACTTCGAACACGTCTTCGATCTGGAGGGAGGAGAGGTCCTTCGGCACCGCCCGAAGTACGATGGGGATCCCGGTCAGCCCGTGCTCGCATACGCTGTGTGCTTCTTCAAGGATGGCCAGAAGCAGGTTGAGGTCATGCGCCGAGACCAGATCGAGTCCATCCGCAACTCGGCACGCAGCGGCCAGTCAGGGCCGTGGGTCACGCACACCGAAGAGATGTGGCGCAAGACCGTCATCCGACGCATCTGCAAGTACCTGCCACTCACAGCTGATGCGAGGGCCGCGCTGGCCCACGACACAGTCTCGGATATTGCTGGCCAGAATACGGACATGTTCGTGCCAGAAGCCGTCCGCAAGGACCTTGAGAAGGATGCGGGCGAGCAGGCACTGCTCAATGTCACCGAGACCATTGATGCGGACGCACCGCCTGCGCAGAGGAAAAGGCGAAAGAGCAGGGCCAAGAGGGTGGTCGAGACTGCTGCAGAAGAGCCCGCAAACGAATTCGTACACGACCACCCAGAACCAGAAGAGCCGGTCGAGCTCGCGGAAGACGCTGACCCGTTCGCTTAATCAGGATATAGGCCAACAGCCTAAGGAGTATCTCAATGTCTTTGCTGACCGAAATGGACCACATCAATGCGCAGAAGATTGGCTTGAAGCCCAGCGCCAACAAGGATTCGGAGGAAGAAGACTCCATCATGCGGGCTGAGGAATTTCTCAAGATCGTCCGCAAGGTTTGCGATAGCATCCTCATCGACAAGAAAACAGCCAAGGCCTGGTCGAGTCACAGGACCAGGCTTCACGACACAAAGTGGAAACTCACTGGTCTGATTGGAAACATCGGAGCCGGCCTGTTCGAGCAGAAGGTGAACGATACGATCAAGGACATGCTCAAGCACATCGAGCACACCCAGGGCAACGGTGAGTGGAAGCCGATGGAGTTCGAGGCCGACATCCGCCGGGATGCCTCGAGTAACGAATGTGTGATGCTCGTGGTCCGCTGGGTCGACGCGCTCAATCAAACCGACCTGCAGTACCACAACGGTGCGCCAGCTGTGAATGTCAGCGTGAAGACGCAGCCGCTGCCTGATGAGGTCCTCACGGCGCTGTCAAGCCGAAGCACCGGAGACGATGAGCTCAAGGAGCTCCTCAAGCAACTCATCGTCACCATGGCCCCCATCCCAGAAAGCGATGCGAGCCAGGCGACTGATGCCGTGGGCAGTGAAGCCGCGACAGAGTGAGGTAGGCGCGTGAGGAGGCCTATGCCTCCTCGTCGGCCTCCTCTTCCTCTGCAGGCTCTTCAGCAGCAGGTGCCTCCTCTGCAGGCTCTTCAGCAGCAGGTGCCTCCTCTTCCTCTGCCGACTCTTCAGCATCGGGAGCAGCCTCTTCTACAGGCGCTGGCTCTTCCGCGGGGGCCATAAACTGGCAGCTTCCGTATGCTGTGCTCACCACAAGGGCGCCGCCAACGAAGCTGGCCTTGATCTTGTGCTGTTCTAGTAGTGCTTTGAGGTCCATTTTCTCCTCCTAAGAGGTCAGATCTGTATCATCGATGAGCGTATAGGTAAATAGATCAGCACCTGAGCTCTTCCAGATAGACACGGCTTCACTCCAGTCTTCCAGCCGTTTGAAAACCTGGCAGCCGGCGCTCCATTTTTGAACTTCAGTGCTGTCAGTGCCAGCATGGTGGATGTTAATTCCCCACGAAATGGAGGGGTCCCCTGTGTGGTCAAGGATGGAGTCCTTCGTATTATCGCGCCAGCATTTCACGGGACCTGCCCTCTGGCACAAAGTGACATAGGTGCCCCGATGCTTGTCGAATTTGTAGACCGGGTACTGCCCTGGGCAGAGTATGGCAGTGCCCTCTACCTTCATTGGATGCTCCAGATAGTAAGTGCCTGGATCGCAAGTACACGGATAGGTCTTGTGATTCCAGCTGCCCTTCTTCCAAACCAGGTGCATCTCATCATCGAAGCTGTTGGCAATGGCATTGCTGGACCTGACGCCAATTATGTTCACCTGGCCATCGTCAAAAACCGTGTACCCTTTGGCGCGAAGCACGCCGAGGATGGCCGGTTCCTGGCCCGTATTTGGCGTTGGCTCGCCCCTTAGGGCCGCCATGGTGTTCGGGCCTATGATGCCGTCTACCCCCAACCCTTCGGCCTTCTGGAAAAGGCGGATCGCGCTCTCACATCCGCGCCCGTAGATAGCGTCCTCGGCTAGGGGCCCGAACCCAATTCTGTTCAGAATCACCTGAATCTCGCGAACGTGCTCTCCCCGAGCTCCACGTCGAATCAACATGATCTGCCTACGACATGTCCTTAATCAGAACACGAACAGTCACGTCAGATGTTGGGCTGGTGGTTCCGGCAATACCGCCTTCCGTCACGCATCGCAGCGACAGGTTGGCAATTTCGTCTCCTGCTGGGGTCGTATTTTCAGTCATACAAATGAACTGCCGCTTCACGCCGGCCTGCACGCGAAGAATGAGTTCTGGACTTGCACTGCCGCCGTCAGCAGGGTCCGCGCTGTCGTACACCTTGAGGTGAGCAAAGGTCGTGGTGTTTCCGGTGTTGTCGATCTCATACATGATCGGCCCTAGACTTCCAACACTACCAGTAAGGTCGTTGCTGCTGGTCGTAGTGCAATCGGTATCCACCACCTCAATGGATGCGATATTCGTTCTGAATGTTGTTGCGGAAGTAGCCATGGTATCAATCCTTCTTAATAACGATCCACATAGTCAGCGCACTCGGTGCCGTTGTGGCCGTAATGCCCTGCTCTTCCGACGCAAAGTAGCTCAAACCAGTTGGGAACGTCACCCCGTCTGGAACAGTCCAGATGCTGGTATCGCTACCCTTGCACTGCAGCACCCAGTTCGGATGATCAGTACCAGGCACGCATGTCTTGGCGTCGAACAACTTGAGGTATGCAGTTGCAGAGTCTGTGTTCTTGGCGCAGATCGTATACCAGGTGCCAGAGCCGCCAACGATGTTCTCGACAGCGGTAAGACCGACTCCGGTGTCGTAAACAACGTCGGCACCAATACTGGTCGACATTGTTGTAATGCTGATTGCCATGATCTACCTACGGTTGGACTGGAGCTGCTGGTTGTGGCTTCTCTGCAATAGCCTGTTGAACGATGTCAAGACATCGCTTTAGTCCTTCAGGCATTCCGTCGTCTCGGGCTAGTACCTTCACAGTGTACTTTGCGGAGTTATCCGAGCTCCTCGTGTTCTCATTGTGAGATGAGACTGACCCGTGGATCTTCACGTCAACACTGACCGGGCCCCACCCTGCTTTGATTTCGGTATCCAGGGTGGCCTGGTAATCGCGACTGGCCTTGGATGAGGTGCTGGACTTCACCTCCATCGTGAATTCCACGTCCACTTCCTTCACAGATAGCGATGGAGTATTCAGGATAGCAAGCAAGGGAACAGAAAGACTATTGGTTTCTTCTGTGAACCCACCCTGCCCATCGTTCACCGGCTTCTGGTAGGTGAAGTCAACCGTCCTGGTTGTGAGGACACCATTCGCATCCTTCTCAAGGCCAACGGTCTGAATGAAGTCTGCAGTAGCAGCCGCGAGCTGTACCTGTGAATCGCATGCAGCCTTGAGTGGTCCACCGATGAGTTGATCCATCGGCAAGCCACCAAACTGGGAGGACATTGAGACGAGGCCATCAGGCATTTTTTCTCCTAAGGAATGAGCTTGATCAGTTGGTTATCGATTCTTACTGCGCCTTCCGCTGCATCGTTGCCGCTAAACACGAGCTCAAGCTCAGCCATATTACCGCTTTTCTTTCCAAGAAACCCGCCCGTATTCGTGTTGATGCGAATCTTTCTGTGCTCGCAACCAAGATCGGCCTTGTCATCGAGGCCATGGAGTTGAACTTTCATCTTCACGGAGATCTTGTCGAGCATCAGCTGGCTGTTGGTCGTCAAGGTAGAGAGTGGAACCTCGATGTCTCGCTCAATCTTTTTGCCATCCTCCCAGAACGGCAACCGCAGAGTGACCATGCGCGGCCTGTAGACAGCATTACCGTGGTCATCTTGCGCTGGAGTTCCGTCGTCGTTTAGCACAACGACCCACTGCTCTTCCTTTTGAATAGCGGATAGAGCGGCCTGCTCACCTATGTTCGAGGCCTTGATGACCGCGTCGTGGAGCGCGGTGGTTAGTTCATCGAGGGAGAAGCCACCACTCACCAGGATGACCTCATGGTGGAGTTCCTCGGAGGCTCCTCATCCCTGTCTGTCTGACACTCACCTAAAAGAAGAGCCATGGTTTGGAGGCTATCAATCATTGCCCGGTGGCTGGCCTCTGCCGCCTCTGCCCGAGCAACAGCTACAGATATTTCGTTCTCGTCAGGGCATTCTCGTTCTTCTTGTTCTTCTTGTTCAACAAGAGACAACCCACCCAAACCGATACCGCTACCGCTGCCCAGTAGCAAAACCCAGGCCCACGGCGGCATGCCCGAGAGAGGATTGAAACCCTTTCCTTTGTCATCATCGGGCATCACACACGATCCTATACACGACTATGCCGTCAGCGTGATTCGCACAGTAGGCTCTTCTCCAGAAGCCGGAGCTGCAGAGCTTGACTCTGTATTGCTCGTGGAGAGCCAGTAGTACAACTGCCCGCTTCCGTTGATCCACGCCAACGGGATCCCCTGTGGAATCGTGTAGATGATGCGCTTGCCTGCCGGCGCGTAGAATTTCATGTCAGCTGCTGTGGTGCCAATATCTGGTGTTCCGGAACTCGGGAAGGTCATCTTCAAAAACACAGCGGCACTACCGACCTGATTATCGAGATCTACCTGCAGCAGAGAACCACTCGTAGCGCCAGTCACTGTAACGACAGTTGTTGTCGCCGCCGTGTCCTTCCACATGAAGGAAGCGAGGGGAGTCAGTGCTGTGATTTTTGAAGTTGCCATTACTTGACCGTGAAGTACCCGGTGATGGTATCACCAATCGCTGTATTGCCTGCTTTGGCCGCGGCATTGACCTGCCATACACCAAGGACATCAAAGGCAACACCGCCAGCAGAGCTCACCGACGAATCAGTGATGTCTACTGAAATCGTATTGCCTTCTCTAAGCGGAAACTGAATGTCCGATGGGTCTGTAGCAACCACAACAGCTGTGTCCGTCAACGTGAGCTTGATGAAGCCGGTCTCTGTCCCGCCGTTTGTTGCTGCTGAGAGCGAAATCGCATGGAGGGTTCCAGATGACAACTTGACGTTGTCTGAAACAGTGGCATTGATAGCCGTGCTCTTGATTACATGAGTGTTGAGCTCAAGCCCATTCGTGCTGCTTACAGCCATTAGTTACACCTCGCGTCAGTCGCCTGGCAGATAGCCGCGACCGACAAAGCCAGGTCCTGTTGCTCTGACCGCATCTCGCGCTGCTCGGTAACGATCTCTACCATGACCTGTGTGTGGTCCTGCATTCTTTGGTGGTCCACCGGGTGACCGGGGAGGTCCTCGTGAACGTCAAGCTTTTCGGCGACCTCTTCGACGTCTTCCACTGTACCAAGCACTTGGGCGTAGACTCCCGCTGCGCCCCAAAAGACAGGCAAAGACCACAATGCAATCTTAGCTAAGAGGTCTTTGCTCACGCCGAGCCCTTGCCCAAGAGGTAGTAGGTCAACTGGTTGATTGAGAGGGAAGAGAGGTCATACTCGAAGGTCTGAAAGTATTCGACCCCCGCAGGGAGGTTTTCATCTAGCTCATCTAGAACGGCATACTCCGATGCAATGAGAGCCCATCTATCCTTGGCTATGAGAAATGTACCGGCTGGTAGGGCAACCCCCCACAAAGAGCCACTGCCCCCATCCGAGACGATAGCGTCAGCCGATGCAGAATCAGCGGCCCTTACAAGTAGTGCAGCATCCATGCTTTACCTTACAACCAAGTTCTGGCGAAGTTCCGCCAAGTCGGGTCCGCATTTGAGTACATTATCGCTGGGATGGCACGGGCGTAGATACGGAAACGCCACACAGCGACAGTATCCGAGGTAGCGGGGGTGAGTGTCTGCCTGCCCAGAGCAAGCATCCAGTTCAATTGTGTTGTTGAGTTTGGAGCAAGCTCCAGGCCGATGAGTCCTGCGGATGTGTCTCGATCATAATTCCGCGAATCATAGATCTCTTGCCCGGCATAGGTATTAGTTCCAGCCGTCTTTACCCCCAAGATAGTACTGGCCAGCGGCCCAGCAGTACAGATCCCCGAATCATCGGGGCCCATGGTCATGGTGGCCACTGTTACCTTACCGCAAGTGGTAGCAAGACCAGCCTCACCCGTCATGTTTCCGCCCTTCAAAGCCATTCCAGACAAGTGCCTCGCGACATTGCCGTGGGTTTTGACCTCAAATCCAGAGAGGGCTGGCTGCGAGTTGTCGTCTAAGTTCTCTGCATCGTCCCCGGAAACCCCCAAACACAGCCACGATCTTGGATTTACACTGAGATTGCCGCTGTCTGGGAATTCCTCCCCTACTGCATCTCTTGATGTCAGCACAACGGCCCACTGAAGGATAACAGGGGTGGCGCCAGTCACTGGGTTGCCGAGGATATCGAACATCTTCCAACTCCAACAAGCCGAAACATAGGCGTTGTGTGGCTGGAGACCCGAGCCTTGACAAGTTCCAGCAATAGTAGCCGTGCTGTAATCAGCCGTATCAGTAGCGCTTGAAATGGCGAACGTCGCGCCACTTGCCGGGACTTCTACTCCGGTCCTGTTGACAGGCGCAAGTTCCGAGGCGTCTGCATTGCCGAGGTAGAGGCGTTGGAAGCCAACGTCCTCCATGGAGAAGGTTGGCTGTGCCGATCCAGGGTCTGGCTTTCCGAGCCTCAGTGAGCCTCGTGACCTACGCGACATCAGCTTTCCGTAATCAGGTTGACGAAGCCAAAGAGATTGATCTTGCTCGCAACGCCCGCGAAGGCTTGGATATCATTGTTGCCGCTAATAAGCAGACCAGGGAGCACCTGAACAAGGCCACTGTCTGGGGGAATGGTTACCACGATGTGGTCATTCGCTGCCGTTGTTGCGCCGAACTCGATTGTAAGTTTGACAGACGTGGTGTGGATGTTGGTTGCCCAGAGCCAAACCTCATCGAAGTCGCCAGTAGCAATTGCCGTCGTAATCGGGTCGTGAACAACCTGATTGCCGCTAGCGGTAGCAGTAACGGTAAGGCCTCTTCCAGCAGTTGACCCGGAAAGTCTTCTCTTATTGAACGTAACAGCCATGAGTTGTTCCTAACTAAAAGATTGAATGCCAATGATGAGGTTGCCATCGTCTGCCGAAGCGCCACCACCACCACCGATAACCGAGTGGTCAGCGGACACGTCCATGAAGTAGGTCAAGTACCAATTAGTGCCGTCAAAGAACCACTGCGTCACGTCCCCGCTGGCTGTAACGAGGTCAACACTACCTCCCTTGAGATTAGTGCCCGTCACGTCATAAGTAATGGCCGCAGTTGAAATGACGTTGATGACTTGGCCAGCAATCCCGTCATCGAACATCGTGATTGTCTGGGTAGATGCGTGATGCTTCCAGAGGTTCCCAGTACCAACAGAAGGAGTAGCATCGCCGTCAGAGAAGGTCCCAAAGGTCCCGCCGGTACTCTGCCCAAAGGCTGTAGTCGTTACTACTTGGGGCGTTGAGGAAATAATGATGGCGGACGTAGTGCCGTGGGCAACTCCCTTCCCAATCTCAAGCTGATCGTTCCCATCATCTACGCCAATGCGGAAATCAACAGCATTGCCATCAAAGTTCAAGTATGTATCAGCCTGCGCTCCAGTACCAACCGTCACTGTACTGTTCGCCTGGATTGCTCCAGAAAACGTCGCATCACCTGAACTGTCAATCGTCAAGCGCACCGCATTGTTGGTCCACAGATTCATCGAATTGTCAGAGTGTTTGTAGGCGATCCGGCCTTCGTCGTTATCTGCCGCATCCCCAAAGTAGATCACCCCATCTCCAGGGCTTAGCAGCGTCATACCGGCAACGTCATCAGATTCAACTACAAGCGCATTACCGTCGCCGCTGGCCGTGACGCTTCCGGCAGAACCCTTCATCACATGCAGCCGCCCGTCTGGCGCTGTTGTGCCAATGCCAACGCGGTTGTTGGTTTCGTCGATTGAGAGGGTTCCGCCATCGACATCCAGATCGCTAAGGATCTGTGACCCCCCGCTACTATTGAACGGACTGTTGAAACCCATGCTACCCCCTAATGGTTGCCAGCTTTCGAATCAGCCCAGTGCAGCCTGGCTGTTGCGATCTCTGGATTTCCGGTGTGGTTATTCACTTGCACCCACAGAACGCACTTCCCAGCCGTCGTCTGGGCGGTAGGTGCTGTCACCACAGCATCGAGCGAAATCGATACATGCTTGAGGTTGCTAGTTACCCCTTCACTCAACTTCTGACCAGTGGCCTCACCAGTCATGGGATGATCACGACCCGTATCCCAAGTAAAAAAACAATCCACCGTAGTGGCGCTGTTCGCGTTGGTAAGGGAAAGGTCGAGGTGCGATAGATAGCATGACTGCGGCATTGCCCTGGATTTGGCGTCGACGGTAGAATCTTCTTCAAGAATCAAACCAACATTACCACCACCCATAGCCGCGTAAGTATCTCTGACCTCGGTTGTAGCATTAGCGTTGACAATGAAGCCCTGCATTCCGGCCTCCTAGTTAGAAGGTGGATGGATCAGGTGCGATTCCAGAGTACTGAGATGTAGTCGATATCAATGGCATGAGTCGTGGTGCCAGAATCCTTCTGAAACTCAATGTATGGCTGGAGTAGAGTGCCGGCCGACGCGCCAGCAAGCGTCATGGTTTCAGGGGTGACGTTCACGTCATCAAGGTAAAACTGAATGTCAGACGTATCGCTACAATCAATCCTGAACTTGTAGTACGTCGCATCGACGTAGTCTTTGTTTGTGTCGTTAGCATCGTTGTCTGTAGTGCCGTCGTCGGTTTCGACCTTGATGTTGTTGTTGGCGCCCGCCAGTCTGAACCAGGCATGAGTAGCAATGCTACTCAGGGTGTTGTTTCTCGCAGACGCGAGGCCAATCACGAGGCGCTCAGCAGAGGTAAGAGCAGTCCCCGTACTGAGGGTCAACTTGACACGAGCCTCAAAAATCGGCTTCTTGTCAAAGGGGACACAAACCGCGTCTCCGAGGTATGTTGCGACGTATTCGGCCTCATTCGTGCTGGCGAACGCCATGCGATACACGCCATCGGCAGTGCCTTGAAACGCGAAAGTAGGCGCACCAGAACTCGAGGTGTCGTGATTGACAAACCCTTCGCCGCCAGCGGTATCGAGCGGCAGTGCGCCGCCGCCCATAAAGTCGGAAAAGATTTGAACTTTGTCGCCTACGCCTCGGGTATACCAACCTTTATCGCTAATGGCATCGTGAGTAAGGCGTCGTCCGCCCATAAGTTCAGGAATTTGGGACATGGTAGTGGTCTCCTTGGAAGTAGACGTGGTGAATCGGAGAGAAGGATATCACGGTGAAGGGAATCTGGGCAGGCTACTTGGGTGGTACAAAGCCGGGGCCAACCAACTCCAGAATACCACCAGGGTACCTTCCGGGGTCGGAAAGCCTCGCCCTCGCTGCGGCCCTGCGTAGTTCAGCGATCTGGCGCTGCTGGATCTTAATGCCGGAAATGTGGCCGTGCATGATTTGCATGGGGCGAATTCCAATGAGCCCCAGGAACTCGTCGAGCTCGGTCAGGCCTGGCCGGGGCGTCATGGTGTCTTCGCTAAAATCAGACGGCCTCGTCAAGATGACGCTTGCGGGATCGTAACCGCGCCCGAGTTCCTTGGTCTTAGCGTTGATCCACTCCACAGGACCGATGTTGGCGCGATCAATCGCGCTGATGGTGTCCATGGAACGGCCAGCCGTAGGGAATTGCATCAGGTTTCGCCAGGCCCACCAGGCTTGAGCATTACGAGCATGGTACCAACGCTCCATTCCGGGGGCATCGGCCTTGGATGGGTCCGCGTGAGCTCTCAACTGGACGTCAAAGAGGTCCTTGACCAGCATCCCACCAGTCATGTTGAGATCCCACTCAACCAACCAGGTGGGTACCCTGTTGTAGAGCTCAAGCTCTTTGCCCCAGAAGATGTCCTTCTGGGTAGCAAACACAAATGGGGCCTGCCACCACGGCGAGACGTGGGCCACCAGGCCTCGAAGGGCCTCATTGTCGCCCTTGAGGGCGCCAAATAGATCAATGGGCCACATAATCGCGTCATGGTACGGAAGTGGTGGAACGATATACATCCACTGGTTCTGTACGTGCTGATTGGCTGCTGCGTCCTTGAACCACACAGGAAGTCTTCCCATCGCGTACTTCCTAAGCACGACCTCCGGGTCCTCCTCGAGCGCCACAGAGTGAACGCCGCGAATCAGGCGCATCTGCCCTATGAGCCGCTCCGGGTTCGTCAGGAGCGTGTCCCAGAAGAGATCCATGTTCTTCCTGAAGTAGGAGTAGAACAGAATCAGGCTGCGCATGTACTTCTTCTCAAACTCGGTCAAGGCCGCGTAGTCAAACCCAATCTTCCTAGCGAGCTTGGCGGCGTCTGATGAGTTCATGCCTCTTACGCGGGCATCCAGAAAAGCCGAAAGACGGAAATAGTTGTCAATGGCGGTGGCGGTCTCGATCAACCGCTCCTGGTCGAACACTTTCCCCAACATGCTTCGCAGACGACCAGATCGAGCACTGCGAAGTTCTTTCTGCAGATCCGCCTCAATGCCCTGCATCGCTTCCGCGCGGATGTAACTCGACTTCATGCCCTCCAAGTTGACTTCATCGAACAGAAGGTCGGTTGTTAGAAGCTCGCCCGATCTGGTCGGAATCGGAGGGGCGGAAGGCTTGTAATCTCCTTCTCTCCACTGGCGGGCCATAAGGGCGGCCTTCATCTGATTGTGGCTAGCTACGGCCCTAATGGCGCCCAGGGGACCGAGCCCCTCGTACAGCTGGAAGAAAGCGCCAACAGCCACACCCAAGTAGTACGCAGGATTCGGCAGGAAAATCCCAGTGGTGACGCCCATCCGCGTGTGGCGTGCCGTCATGGGGAAAAGCGTCATCATGTCGTCGATTGTCTTTCCAAACTGGGCTTTCGCCACAGCTCCTGGGTACTGCTTTACATCGATGCCAGTCGGTCGTTCTTTGACCCGTACTCTACCGGCTTTTCCAATAATGAACGCCTTGGCTGGCGCCGCGCCGCCGCGGGCGGTACCGAGCTCTCCCACCCGCTCTAGTGCGTCGAAATACTCTCTGGCCGCACCGGCCGGCATGAGGTGCTCTGAGCCGTCATGAAACAGGACGCGTTCCCATTTTTCGGTTGATGCCTTGACTCCAATCGAATCAAGGATTTCCATGGCGCTGGTAAAGGACTGCATTTCGTGAAAGTTGCTTGGAATCTCTGGATCCCGCGCCCAGCCACGACTCTTGGCGTATTCCGCACGCTCCGGAGACAGCATCGACTTGCCTGTCTTGCTTCTCGGCGCTGGTGGCGCACGATGAACGTATGTGTCGCGTGTTTCGCCTGTTGGCGTGCCGTCTGGAGCCAGAACATCCACCGTCTTTTTGTAAAAATACCCGGTGGCGCGGTAGTTCAGCTGCATCTGAATGTAGAACTGCACCTCGTCGACATGTGAATCATGGCGGAACCCAGTGTATGCCTCCGTTACGGCGTCAAATAGCGGCATATCCGTCCCTAACTGAGACAGGTCGGTCATAAGACCATAGCGGGCGAGATCTTTGGACACCTGGCCCATGAGCTCATAGGCCCGCAAGCGAATCATCATGTTGAGCATGGCCTGGTTGATGTCGTATGTAGAGAATGTCTTGCTATGGCCGGCTTCGCGCCCAAACTCCAAGAGATAATCAAACATTGCGGTGAAGTTGCCTTCGTAGAACCACTTGTAGAAGGCCGCTTTCTGTTGTTCCGTCGTTCCTTCCAAGATGGAGGCGTCTCGCTCACCGGCAGCAGCCTGCATAAGCCACTCGCCAACTTGGGTGATTCTCTTATGAGACGTGTCCAAGCTAATCTCGATCTTCCCGAGGGCGTCTCCCAGTACGATGAGATCTTCGTCCGAAAGAGTTGCTAACCACTCGGAACCATCCACCCCACGCGCCTTGGCTTCCTCAAGGTCCATCGCATATCGACGAATGGGCTGAAGAATGTTGACCTGTTGCTGCTCTGTCCACCTCTGTGACTGCCCAAGAAGACGCTCAAGCTGGAGATGGCTTGAAAGGAGGTACTCAAGTTTGCTCATGCCTTCTGCTGTGGGAGCAAAGTTGTAGCCAGGCCCCATAGGCTCTTCGCCGCGCAACAAGGCCGATGATGCTTCCGTCGACTCACCCCAATGCCTTTTCTTTTCTGCAGAGGTGAATTCCCGCAGAAACTCAAGCCAGCCAGTAGCGTTGGCTTTCATCGTCGGATCGACGTGCTCAAGATTGATCGTTCCAACGATGTCGTCGACCAGGGACGGGCTCACTGGAGGCGTGAGATAGTCCTTCATCTTCAGGTAGATCTGCTGGAGCGAGACCTCTTTGTCTCCACTCAGCGCATCCCTAGCGATTTTCAAAATCTCGCGCGGGGCAAGCTCCATGCTGCGAATGCGCTTCTCCCAGACAATTCGAAAGACTGGACCGAGGTTTCCGTTCGCAAACACATCCAACTTGAAGGCCTTGCGCAGGTTGTTGACCATCCCCGTCACAGTATTGGTGCCTTCAGATATGTCTACGACACCAGACTTCAACATATTCCAAAGCGCATAGGCCTGGCTCGGGTTGATGTGCTCTGAATAGTGAGCCCTCCTAGCCCCTACACCAGCTTCTATGTCGACAATCGCCTCGGCGATACTGGCCCATTCGGTGACGGCCATCCAACTAAGATCAGCGCCAGGCTCCAGCAGACGATCTGGAATGATGTTCCCCATTGGGTGCTTGGCTACATCCTGAAGAAGAACATGGATACCAGCCTGCTGTGCCGGATCAAGTTCATACCTTTTATTCGTTTTGCTCCACGTTGGTATGAACTGGCCAATCGCGGCATGCAGACGATCGCTCAAACGATCGAGCACTAGTTTCCTGCGCGTTTCAGGCACCATCGTCCGCGGGCTCATCATGAAAATACGACCTGGTCCGAGCAACTTCTTGGCGTTTTCCGCCGCAATGTAGCCCACAGCTGCTGACAAGATTTCGATACCGTTCACCTCGGTAGCACCCACCGGAATACCGAGCTCGGACCGCACAACGTCTGGGTGGAGATTCACGGACCAAAACGCACGCCTCTTTGCGGTTCTGAGTTGCTTCTCGTCCGTAAGCCGTTCAGCGGCTGTTTCCTTAAGAAAGGTGACTGGGTGTTCTCGCAAGGCGCCCAACTTGATGGCGTCTCCCTCATACCGAAGATCCGGGCGAAGAAAGCGGTCAAAGAACTGGCGTACTTCCGGAGGGATGATGGCGGTGCGGCCACGAATCTTTGCCCAGTAGTCCTGCAGCGTCATGTGCATCTGGTCGAAGTACCGCTTGAGTCCGCCGCTCGGAGCGTTTGTCGTGCGGATGTACCACTCAAACGCCTTAGCGGCCTGCAGCTCGCCACGGGCCGTAAGAATCACGCGGCCGGCCGAATCTGTGGCGTGGTCGAAATGGTTGATGAAGCCCTGGGCCCACCTCTCGCCCATGAACTTGCTCAACATCAAGGCATTGGCCTGCAGAAGCGTTCGCCAGTCCCCATACTTCAGAACGTTGACGAGTGACTGGTAGTTCTCAAAATCAAAGCTGAAGAACCCCCTCTCGGCTCCCTCGCGGCCGTGGAAAAAGATTTCAAAGGGCTTCGGGGGAATAGACTCTTTCGGGGGGTCCATTCTTGCTCCGCGTGGTCCACCGCGATCGTGAATTATGAGCTCAAGTGCTGCCTGAACTGCAGCAGGCATCTTGTTCACCATGATTCGCTGCAGGTTCCATGCGGCCAGCGCTTCCTCGTTCACCCTGTTTTCAGCCGCCGGGTAGCGCCTTCTGATGTTTTCTCGGACCTGCCAGGCGTCTTCCGCTATGGCCAGCAGCTTCTTGTTGGACATCTTGGCAAGCTGACCAAGTTTTAGGACGGGCCTATTACTGATGGCCGAATAGGAGTACCCGAACTGCAGGTTGTGCCTAACGGCATCAGCCCAATAGCCATCGTACTCGGCCTTGGACATTGGCCTGTCGTAGTCACCATCGCTGCGCTTATGAGCCATTTCGCTCAAACGAGCCTCGGGGTCTGCCCTGTTCTGCTGCCACCTAACGTAGGTGCGTCCAAGCTTTTCTTCTAAGCTGCCTACACTCTCAACAATGCCAGAGGCGCCTGTTTGCAACTCATTTTCGGCCGCGTGAAGCCGAGAGACCAGGTCTGCGTGCTCAGCCTCCAGATCCTCGATTCCATCAAGTTGGCCTTCTTTGTACCTGGCCATGATGTCCTCGCCCAGAGCCTCGACTCGCTTTGCGAGCTCTCTGAGTTTCGCGGCCACCGCTCCACTGACAAACCATTCGCCCTCACTGCCCCACCTACTCGGGCCCTCGCTGAGCTTTTCGGGCCCCAGGAGCTCCCGGGATGCTGCGTAGAGGCGCTCGTACTCATCGAAGTCAAGATAGGCATCACGCATGGCCCGCTTGGCGTCGTCCAGATCAATGAACCCAGCATCGCGAACAGCCAGGTCGAGCTCTCCCACCCCCATCTCCGATGGTTCAACACCGGACACATCGCGGAGCCGAATCATGCGCTTGGAAGAGGAGATTGAGTGCAGCGTTCTTGGTTCTCTCGATCTGCGTTCGTAGATGCGGCGTATGGGCGCTACGTCCACCTCCCCACTCATCAGCCGGTCGACTAACCCAGTGAAGTAGTCAGCCACGTCCTTGTTGATGTCGAGAGCCTTGATGATGCCCTCGTCCCCATAGGTACGCTTGAGGACGGAGGCTATGCGCTCAAAAAGACCCTGAAAGAGGCCTCGAACCTGGTCCGCAAACCTTATTGGAGCCGCAATTATTGGCCTTGGGGCCGTCCATTCGCGTAGAGGAAGCTTGCTGACATCGGCCGTTAGAATGTTTTCCGTGAGCCGGATCACTTCCGTGAGTGCGTTCGTTTCCTTTGCGGGGATTCCGAGCAGGTCTCGAACGAGTTCTACAAACCGAGTGAATGCAGTCTTGTTCACGTCGACTTTGATTGTCCGCAGCCAGTCCTGAAAGTCCTTGTTCGTCAGGCCCCACGCCATGAGCTCATCGGCATTGATCCAATTCGGCCCGGGAATCGTTTCTCCAGCCTCAAATCTGGCCTTTCTTTCGGCAAGCACCGTCTTTGTAAGATCCTCAAATTCAAACCACGTCTTATTAAGAGCCGTGCCCTCGTTGCCGACAAGTTTGGCCTCTCTCATTCTCCGCATCGTTGCGGCATGAAGAAACTCATGAGTAATAGCTTCGCTATAGAGGCCAGTTTTTCCTGCATCTGGCCCGCGAAGGTATACAGTGGCCTTGACGTTTGGCGCACGCGGGTAAAGGGTGGGTGTCCACCCGGGAACGGCATAGCCTATCGAATCGCCCATTCCCCGAGGGGCGGTGTCGCCAACATTAAGAATCTGGAAGTCCACATCTTCAAGGTGCGGGACAATAAGATTCAAAATTGCTTTGTATGATGGATCGTCTACGTTTTCCGACATCCACTCGGCAATCCGCTGTCCGTCTCCGTTGAAGCCATCCAGCTTTTCTGCAAGTTCCCACTCGGACAATCCTCCGACGCCAACTTCGCGTGCTTGTCTTGGGAGGGCCATTTCCTGCCCCACATCAGCAAGATCGTCAGCTTCGATAGCAGCCATGAGCTCATCGAACCCACGGTGGCCCAGTAGGTTCGAGGCCAGCATGTCAGCGGCCCACTCATCCCTAAGTACACTGGCGTCCTTGATGCTGACGATTGCAGCCTCTTCCCGCCGATGCCATCCCTTGAAGCCAGCTGCCCGGTGGATGTTGAACGCGCGGTCCAGCGCTGAGAGTTCCTGGTCCGTCAGGATGTTCTTGATGAGGGTGTGGGCAATCTCGTGGAGGATGTGGAAGAGCACCACGTCCTTGTCGTGGAACCCAATGAACTCATCAGTGAGTGTCCGCAGAACGAACTCCTCCGCGTCTCCCATTCGCAAGACACTGTTGGGTCCTTTCGCCTCAACTCGGCCGAGATCTGAATACTGCTCAAGCATGGAGCGCATTCCACTCCAGCCGTGCTTGATCTGGATTTCTGGGTCCTCAAACAGGCGCTGAGCAATCTCCACGAAATACGGGCGGGCTTCCTTCATAAAGGCCTTGTTGGCCTCCAGAACGTCGCCGATCATGATGCCAGGCTTGAATTCCTTAAAGGCTGTGTCGTCGATGATTTTCGCGAGCTCGCCGAAGAGCTCATCTGACGACAGCGCTGCCATTTTCGCGGTCGCAGCCTTGGACAACTTCGTCGGCAGCCTGGTTTCTGGGACGATGATTGCCCTGAGCGCCTGGACCATTGCGGCGTCATCAAGTTGACTGTCGGGCTTTTTGCGCAAACGGGTTTGGCCGAACACACGGGTCGATTCGTAGATCTCCGGATGCTCGATATCGCTGAGCGCTGTGCGCTCAAACCACTCCGACGGAAGCCGGTCCATTACGACATGCAACTTGGCGGCCTGCGCTGTGGTCAGGTGCCCATCGAACAACCATTGATCAACCATTGAGATCGATAGGCGCCGCCTTAGGTTGGTCGCGCCAGGCTCGACTGGACCAGGTGCGTCCTTACCAGTCAGGATGGGATAGCGACCGTAGAGCTCAGCCCAGCGTTGAATTGCACCAGCGAGGTCATCTCTGGTGTATTTCTTGAGCATCTTCGCTGTCTTGTTCGGAATGATGATGAGATCGCCAATGATCTTGACGAGCCCAGGCTTCTTCATCTTCGACAGGTCTATTTCAAGCAGTTCAAGTGCCTTCTCTCGAATCGTTGCGGTAAGCGGAACAGATCGAACCTTGTCTGGTACCTCTTCTGGCTTGCTGACCTTGACCTCGGGTGCGGGAGCTTCTTCAACCGGGGGTGCTTCTGGCTCCTCAACTCTGGGCGCGGGCACCTCTTCAGCTGGCGGTGCCTCTTCTACCCGAGGTGCAGGCACCTCCTCGACGGTTGGCTCCTCGGGCTCCTCTACCCGGGTAGGTGGTGCCTCCGGCTCTTCTACTCGAGGCGGTGGCGCCTCCAACGGTCGGCGGGGGAACTCTATGACCTCTACACGCTCTTTGGCCCACCGTGGATGTGCTTCTGCAAGAACAATGGTGTACCCATCAGGTGTTTCGATCGCTCTTGTGGTGGTCGGCAAGCCAAAGAAATCATCGGATATGTGGGTGTAGCCAACCTCGCTTGCACGGCCAGGAATGATCGTGAGGAATGGTACAGGCCTGATCTTATTACCAACGGCCCAAAGTTTCCTCACCTGATCGCCAAAATCATCGAAAACGATTTTGCGCTCGGCAGCGGAAATGTTTCTCTCCAGAACATCCGCAAAGTAGAACTCTACAGGCAGTTGTTCCTCTGGTACCTCTCGAAGAAAACTCCAAATGCTGGCCCGCAGGCGGTCCGTGGGGGTATCTATGCCAGCCTCCGCCAACCACTCAAATCCGCCGAGATCAAATCGCGTGGCGGTCTTGAGCCATAGCGCACCAACCGGTTCTCCCTCATTTGGACGCGCCCCCTTGAGTCTGCGCACCATCAGAGGCACCTCAGGTCTAAGCCCAAGGGCGCCAAAAATGTCCCTCCTGCCAGGTTGGCCATATATTTCGTAGCCAAGCGCCTTTACATCGTCAGGTAGGTCGAGGGGGGTGAGCAGCCGCCCCTCTTCATCCAGGCTTCGGGAAGAGGTGGGTACCACCAATGGCTCATCCGGAGACACTGGCGAAGGCTCAATATCAACTGATTCCCAAGTTCCTCTTCCAGTCGTTTCTACGTCTGGGTCTGGAACGAATTTGTACACACCTGACGGTTCGGAGCTCCCAGGCAACAGGTCCTCAACCGGCGGCATGGGCTCAGGCCCCTCGACCTCAATAGGCTCTGGTCCAAGTTCAGTTGGAGGTTCTGCCGGTTTTCCTCGACGACGGAGCTCAACGTAGCGAAAGAAATCGACCGGATCGGTGATTTCCGTAACGGCATCATCCAGGGTGAGGCGCCAGGCGTTTTGCTCCATGAGCCCAAGCATCCAGGCGGCGTGCGACTCTTGAAGATCGCCGGCCTCTACGAGCGCATTTATACCGGCTTGGACGCGCTTGTACTCGGGAGTCATGCGTAGCGCCTGAGTTCCCGGGTCTCCATCGGTCATGAGGCGCTCAATCGCGGACAGATGGAACCTTCCAGCCTGTGATGACCAGTTTCCGATGTCTTCGAGAAATTGCCTGACGTTCGGTACGCCAGCTGCCCGCAAGACATCGTAGAGTGAATCGTGCCACTTGCTTGGTATGATCTTCAGGATGTCCTTGTCGCCACGACGAATGGAGTTCTGGACGGCCCCGTCGAGCAAGAACCGCATGAAGGTCCAGACGTCTGCGTCCATGGCCCTGTCTACGGTATTCAGTGCGTCCCTGTAGGACTCTCCGGTGCTCTCCATCCGGTCACGGACCTGCTCTGCCACCCTGGTTTCGCGTAAATTAAGAGCACCGGGCTCATCCACTCTAGCGAGTGCTGCCTTCACGTCATCAAGGGTCTTCTCACCTGAAATGAGATCTTCGAGTCGGTTGATTGCCGCCTGAACAGGAAGCACATCGTCGCTAAGCGTCTTCTTGAAAATCCACGGTGATGCGCCAGCAAGCATCATCCTAGCGCGAGTCGGCAGGGCCATTTCAGATGTGGTGAAATCTTTGGACACCCGATACGCACGAACTCCCATCCCGGTTGGCACGCCGGCCGCCGCAATGAACGGCCGCTCCCAGTAGATCATCCAATCAGACAGTATTCCCAACCCGCCAAGAAGGTCGTACTGCAGCGACCCGCGCTCATGACCACGAGCCAGCGCATCGTCAGTCATGTGCCTGGCGAATCCAAGTTCGCCAGTCTCTATATTTGCCAGAATACGGGCCATGTAACTGGAATCCGGACTCCGAATCATCGTCGTTCCGGTGCGCTGAAAGTCCCGCCCGGCTGGGGTGATGTACGGAATCGGCAGTTCTGCGTAAAACTCCGTGGCGGCGCCAACGACACGCATCCCTCGCCCAACGGAGCCCTCTACGATCTGCGGCTGACCGTCCACCTCTTCAGTACGAAGCATCAGGCGCCCAAAGGCCCGCTCGAACTGCAGCGGGGTCCTACCGCCAGTGGCCTCGATTGCTGCAATCGTAATGCCGCCAGCAATCAAGACGGCGTCTACCATGGACTGCTCGGACGGGATTGAGTGCGCATACACCGACGGCGGAAGTTGTCCGATAGCAATAGACTCGATGGAGTTCAGCAGTGTCGAGTCTGCAATCCTGTCGTCATTGATCGCATTGACTACTCTAGCCAAACCCGGCATCGAGGCATCATCGGCAGCCTCCGGATGAAGGCGAGCCCATCTCCGCATTTCGTCTGTATTCAGGTTCCCAAGCCGCATCTCGCTGGGCAGATCTACCCAAGCG